ATATGGCAAAATTCCAATAGAAAATCCACACAGTAGACCAGATGAAAATGATTATTTTAATCTTGAAACTAGTTCAAAATTCAATGGTAGGGTATTTTTGAGATCCGGAATTGAAAACTCCACATTTGAACCATATGAGCAAAATTATATTTTTGATGATATCTCCCCAAACTTTAGTGGAATAACAACTCAGTTTAATTTGACTTCAAATTCTTCTAATATTACTGGAATTTCTACGTCAAATGCAATTATTTTATTAAACAACATATTCCAATTCCCCAATAAAAATACAGCACCAACTATAGAAAATCAATATTTTCTTACGGAAAATTCTGGAATTACATCAATTTCATTTTTTGATGACTCCTCTAATAGTTATGAGTATGATATCAATTTGAATGGAATACCTCGTGGTGGTATTATACTTTCAGTTGCATCTACTGGTGGATTTGCATATCAACCTCTTGTATCTGCTGGTGGCACTGCTATTGTTTCATCTGCAGGAACTATTCAGTCAATAAGTATTGGTAATAGTGGATCTGGATATCGATCTGGAATTCAAACAACTATTAATGTTGGAGTAGCAACATCAAGTACTGGAGTTCCAAATATTCAATTCATTGGTACTGCAGTAGTTAGTGGTGGAAATATTGTGAGCATTGCTATTACAAATCCAGGAGTTGGGTATACTTCATCTAATCCACCCATTGTAATTTTTGATTCTCCATTATCTTATTATAATCTTCCTCTGGTTTATAATTATTCTTCTTCTGGAATTGGTACTGGCGCAAGAGTTAATATTATTGTAGGACAGGGATCTAGTGTCATAAGTTTTGAAATTTCTAATTATGGATTTGGATATCAAATTGGTGATGTGTTGACAATTGAGTCTGGTGGAGTTACCGGAATTCCCACCAATACTTCTCTACCATTTAAAGAATTTCAATTGGTTGTAGACAAAACTTATAATGATTCTTTCTCTGGATGGAGTGTCGGTGACTTAAAAGTTTTAGATTCGATTGAAGATTTGATTGATGGCAAAAGAAAATTATTTCCAATTAAAATTGATGGACAACAAACATCAATAAGATCCAGAAAGGGATCACTTATTGATGTTCAGGCAACACTTTTAATTTTTATAAATGATGTACTTCAAGTTCCAAATGAGGGATATATTTTTAATGGTGGAAGTGTTATTGAATTTACTGAACCACCAAAAATAGACCCATCAACAAACGAAAAAGATTCTATAAAAATTCTTTTTTATAGGGGAACAGGTGCTATTGATGTTTCAAACGTAGATATTCTCGAACCAGTAGAAATTGGCGATGCTATAGACATTAATTCATCAAATACCTTACTTGATCAAGATGAAAGACTGATTGAACAAATTAATAGTAGCGATCTAATATCCACAAATTCTTACTTTGGTGTAGGGATTTCTTCAGATGTTACAATCAAGAGACCAGTAACTTTATGTAAGCAAACTGAAGATAGATTTATAAATGGTAGTTATGTTGCAAAAAATAGAAATTTATACGAACCTTTAATTTTTCCAACAACCAATATTATTCAAAATGTAAGTACATCATCTACAATTATTTTTGTCGAGAATATAAAAACTTTCTTTGATAGTGGAAAAGAGTATTTACAAAATGGAACTGATAACATTCCACAAAAATCTTTTAAAATATTATCACAAAATTCTCTTGTTGCAGCCTCAGCAACTGCTGTAGTATCTACATCTGGAACTATTACTTCAATTGTAATTTCAGACGGTGGAGTTGGTTATACGACATCTCCAAGTGTTATCATACAAAATCCAGTTGGATTTGGAACTACTGTCGGAATAGGATTTACATCACTTGTGAGCTCGACAATATCAGTAGGAGGAACCGTATCCTCTATTAACATTATTGATAGTGGTTTTGGATATTCACAAGAAACTCCACCAATTGTAATTATTGAACCACCTACACTAACCTATGAAGATATTACAAATGCTACTTACAATGGAGATTTTGGAATTGTTGTTGGAATTGCCACTACATCAGTTGTGGGAGTTGCTCAGACTGGAATAGTTTTTGACTTGTTTGTCCCAAGTTCTTCATATATTCGCAATTCTTCAATTAATGTTGGCGTATCTTCCACAAGTACCAGTGGAATTCAAACTGGATACTTGTTTGTTATTAGTAATTCGAATATTGGAAATGGTGTTACTGCATTAAATTCTTCAAATTCTGTTGTAGGAATTGGATCGACTTTCTTAGATAATATTTACAGTGTTGCTAGAGTTTCTACCGCTCAAACTTCGGTTCCTGGCGTTGGAGTAACTTATGTTTCTCGGGTTACAGTAAGTGTTCAAAGTTATAATGGTCTTTCTGGGATTGGATATAGTCAATTTTTTGGCAATTATTCTTGGGGAAGAATAAGTAATATGATAAGAAAAAATCCACAATCATTTGTTGCAAATATAAATGGATATTCTGGAATTTCAACTTCTCCGGTTATAATTAGATCCAAACCATTAAAATATATTGGATATTCCACCACATAAATAGATAAAAAACCTGAAAATGTCTGCAATTATAACTGATCAATTAAGAATATTAAATGCTAAGAATTTTGTTGCTGCAGCAACAACTTCTACAGATTCATATTATGTTTTTGTTGGTTTGTCGAATGCAACAGAATATGATGAGAATTGGGATGCTAATCCACCAGCACCCAAAGATAATTTTAATGAAGAAAATGATTATTGGGATACGATTATTGCTTTAAAAAAAATTAAACCAGAAGATGTAAAGCAAGTAGTGCGAAAAGTATCTTGGCAATCTGGCATTACATATGATATGTATCGCCATAATATTAGTAGAGATAACTTATCATTACCTTCACAATCAACTAATTTATATTCTGCAAATTATTATGTAATCAATAGCGAATATAAAGTTTATATTTGTATTCATAATGGATCAGATCCAGAAAATCCTGAAGGTAAACCATCACTTGATGAACCCACATTTGTCGATCTAGAACCAAGGCCCGCAGGAACAAGTGGTGATGGATATTTGTGGAAATACTTATATACCATTTCTCCTAGCGATATTATAAAGTTTGATGGTATTAATTTTATGCCCGTACCAAATAATTGGGGATCTGATAGTGCAACTTCTTTGATAAAAGAAAATGCAGAAACTAGTGGACAAATTAAAAATATTATCATAAAAGATAGAGGTGAAAATTTAGGTTCTCCTGGAATTTATTCAAATGTTCCAATTAAAGGTGATGGTTCTGATGCAGAGGCAACTATCATTATAAATGATAATTTTCAAATAGAATCAATCGTAGTTTCAAATGGTGGATCTGGATACACATATGCATCGGTTGATATAGAATCCAGTGATATTTCTACCACGGAAATAGGATATAGTAGTCCAGTATTTGAAGTGGTTATTCCACCTTCAATAGGGCATGGGTTTGACATATACAGAGAATTGGGCGCATATAATGTACTTGTTTATTCTCGTATTGAAAATGATTTACAAAACCCAGATTTTATTATAGGAAATCAAGTTGCAAGATTTGGAATCATAAAGAATCCACTATCATATGATTCTGCGGAAATACTATCAGATGAAAAAGTAAGTTCATTATATTCAATTAAATTGACCGGTAATATCCAAGATGCTACTTATGTGGGAGATAGTTTAATCACACAAACAATATCTACAGGTACAACAGCGGTAGGTAGAGTTGTATCTTATGACTCAAACACCGGAGTTTTAAAATATTCTCAAGACAAAACACTTTACGGTTTTAATTTTGATGGTACAAATAATCCATCACCAACTTATGGATTTAAAAAAAATCAGTTTACATCATCTCCTGGATCTGGAGGAAATACTGTAATTGAAGGAGAAACTTATAGTCTCTCAATAGATACTTCTTTCGGTTCTATTTCATCACCTTCCTCAAGTGTTATCATAAATAATAAAACATACTATCTGGGACAAGAGTTTCAGAATGGATTATCAAATCCAGAAGTCAAAAAGCATTCTGGAGATATTATTTACGTTGATAATCGACCTTCAATTACTAGGTCACAAAATCAAAAAGAAGATATTAAAGTTATTTTGCAATTCTAAAAAATCATGCCACAAGAAACCAATTTAAATGTCTTTCCATATTTTGATGATTTTGATTCAGAGAATAACTATCAGAAGGTTCTTTTTAAACCAGGATATCCAATTCAGGCAAGGGAATTAACTACCCTACAATCAATCCTTCAAAATCAAGTTGAACAGCAGGGAAAGCATCTATTTAAAGAAGGATCTGTAGTAATTCCTGGACTAGTTAGAATTGATAGTCCACTATATGCCATTGAAATTGAAAATACATATAACGGAGTTCCAGTTTCATTATATTTTGAAAATCTTTTAGGAAAAAAATTAAGAGGTTCTACAAGTGGCGTTTCCGCAGAAGTAGTATACACGCTCAATCAAAGTGATTCAGAAAGAAATAATTTTACTTTGTATATTAAATATTTGGAAAATGGTGGAGTAAATTTTGAAAATTCCCAATTTTTTGATGGTGAAACCTTACTTTTACAATCAGCACTAACATATGGTGATTTAGGATTTACTGTTCAATCTGGCGAAGGAATTTGTAATACCATCGCAACAAATGCAAATTCTACCGGATCTTCTGCAGTTGTTACTAATGGTGTTTATTTTGTTCGCGGTTATTTTGTAAGCGTACAAGAGCAGAGAATTATTCTCGATCAATATGGTTCATCTCCGTCATATAAAGTTGGTTTTGATATTATTGAAAGTATAGTTTCTGCAGATGAAGACAATTCACTATATGACAATGCAAAGGGATTTTCAAATTATACTGCGCCAGGAGCAGATAGATTCAAAATAGATCTAATACTTTCGAAAAGAAATATAGAAGATCAAGAAACTAATGATTTTGTAGAAATAGTACGTGTACAAGATGGATCTGTTATTTTCAAAAAAGAAAATACGCAGTATAGTCTAATTCGTGATGAACTGGCAAAAAGAACATATGACGAATCTGGAGATTACTACATTAAACCATTTAGTGTTTATGTAAGAGAATCTTTAAATGATAGAGTAAGGTCTGATGGATTGTATTACAGTGATCAACTTACTGCAACAGGTGATTCTTCATCCGACGATTTGATTGTATATCAAATTGGCCCAGGAAAAGCATATGTAAATGGTTACGATATTGAAAAAATTTCATCAGTAGAGTTAATATCAGAAAAACCAAGAACTACAAAAACTATTGAAGATGAAGTTATACGTTATGATGCAGGAACTTCATTAATTTTAAACAGAGGTTATGGATCACCTGTTGTTGGGTTGGGAACAACAGCATACGTATCATTGATGGATTCTAGAATAGGATCATCCTCACACGTTGCTACCGGAACAACGATTGGTGTTGCTAGAGTATATGATTTTATACCCGAAACTGATTATGTTGATCAAACAAGCAGACTTAATTTAAGAATATTTGACATTGAAACTTTTACAAAAATTGGATTAACAACAAGTATTTCTTCACTACCAACACCATCTATAATTCGTGGTAAAAAAAGTAAGGCATCTGGATATTTAAAAACAAGTGTTACAAATTCAAGACTTTTAACTCTTTATGGTGTTTCTGGTTCATTCTTAGAAAATGAACCAATTACAATAAATGGTATAGATGATGGTAGACTGATTAATGAGATTGTAGATTATGATATAAGTGATGTAAAATCAATATATTCTATTAGTGGAATTTCAACATTCAATGCAGACGTTGTTTTATCCCAAAAATCTTTAATATCACCACCAGGAACAATTTTTACAATTACAGGTGCCAGTGGAGGTATTAGTACAGTTTCTGCTGGACTTGATATTGTCTTTACAAACAATATCAAAGCAGGAGATATTGTTTCTTATGCAAG